ATGGAACGGATCATGTGCGACATCACATATCCGCATCCTGTCTACTTCGACCGACCTTCTAAGCGGCTTGCAAAGCATGATCTCAAGGTCATGTTGCACGAGCGGGCAGAGGAGGCCAAACGCATCATTGATATGATGGAGCGTATGGCTGAGGCCAATGTCGAGAACGCGAGGCTTCGAGACTACATCAACGCTTTGCATGACTTCCACAACGCATTTGGTTTTTTTACTGTGGAAGCGCCTGGCAAACCGCATCTTTGGGAAGTGTAAACAATGCCCCGTGAAGTCAGCAACAGCCCCGGCGCGAGAGCGTTGAGGTTGGCGGGCTACGTCAAGCTGCCAGCGTGGTGGGTCACGCAGGAGCAGTTCGAGTTGATAGAGTATATGTGCCAGGGCAATTTGCCTGAAATCAGCAAGATCAAACTGGAAGCAGAGGAGAGAGCGAATGCGCCTTGGATCGAAAAGGATTACTAGAGATATGCTGGAAGCAGCACTGGCCAAGCAGTGGGATCCAACTACCACATCGCGGCATTACGGGGTGCATCGCACGTCGGTCACCGCGGCCTGCGAGCGCTTCGGCATCGCGCTGCCGATGCACAAGTTCTCACCGCAGGCTGTGTCGCGGCGCAGCCCCGAGTGGAAGGAAGCCGTTGACGCCATGACGCTCCAGCCCAAGACCAGACCGACCTGGTCGTGCAGCCCTCGGGCGATCGAACGTGCGCTTGAGAAGATCCAGAACGGAAAGCGATTGCAGGCCACAGAGTGACCAGCTAAAACTATCGCGAGGGGCGCATACGGAACCTGCGGTTTTGTATTGGTCGACGGTCAGACTGCGCTACGGCTCATCATCCACCATCCGCGCCCCTCGCGACTTCACTTCTTCTTGGCTTCTTCAGCCTTCTTGATCTTGTTCAAGGTGCCATACACATAGGCATCCTTGCGCTCGCCCTTCAGGCCCATCTCAGCAGCTCGGCTCATCAAACTCTTCTCAATCTTCTTCGGCATTACTGTGTCTCCGTGATGAGGATGCCTCTAGGTCGGTCATTCTTTATTCCTTGCGCTGATTGCAGACGCCTTCTTCTTGGCGTCGGCCTTGCTGCTGGCGCCCCAGGCCATCAGGGATTTGAGCAGCCTGGTCGGCTCGCCGTCCTTGTCGCGCTCTGGCCCAGGCATGTTGCCCATACGCGCCAGGAAGCTTGCGCGGCGCGGGTTGTCACCAGACTTGACCGGCGCCTTCAGATCCGAGCCTGGGTTCTCACGCTCATAGGAGCGACGGCCCTTTTCGTTCAGGCCGCCGCTCTCTGCCTTGCCTTCCGATCGCTGCCAGGCTGCAGACTTAGGCATTCTTCTTCTCCTTGAATGGCCCAGCCTTGCGGGTCATCAGCGAGTAGGTCTTCTTGTCGATCGTGCTGTCGTCCTTGTCACGAGACGTGCCGGCTTCTTTGCGTGCGTTCATGTTGGCATACAGCCCAGGCTTCTTGTTCATGGTCATCACCCCAAGAGTTTCGCTAGTGTCTTCGGACCAGCCACACCGTCAGCCGTGAGGCCATTGGCGGCTTGCCACTTCTTCAGCGCAGCCTCAGTGCCTGGGCCGAAGTCTCCGTCTGCAGACAGGCCGAGCTTGGCCTGCATGCGCTTGACCTCTTCGCCCTTAGATCCCCGGCGCAGGGTGCCACCTGTCGGAGCTGCTTCGCTGTTGGCCGCACGCAACGGGATCTTGCCCGTCAGCACAGCCATTGCCTTTTCGTACCGAGCTTGCCGATCTGCCAAGCCGATGTCGCCGCCGTTGATGATTTTAGTAATCCGCACCACATCGCCGGGCTCGGCATCCGCAACTTCGTTCAAGTTTTTAGTGTTCCAAAACCAAAGCGCCGAGGCCAGCGCCCCCTCCTTGGTCTCCAGCCACTCTGCCGCCTCTTCAGCGGTCATGTCGTAGTCTTTGGCAAAGCGAGTATAGTTTTCACGGCCCGTGAGAGCTTTCAGACCCCTGCCAATAAATTTTGCACCGTCACCGGGCTGGGTATTGCCAAGTTTGCTGGTGCGGTTCTCGTCCATGTAAACATAATTCGCCAGCTTCTCGGGGTTCCGGGCATACTCTGCGGGGTTGCGCTTGCCGGGACCAAAGTACCGGGGGAACACCTTGAGCAGGGTTTCTTCCCGATAGTTCAGGTTCTCTTTGAGCGCATTAAAGTCCATGCTCTCGTGGGCGCACTGACTGACAAATGCGGCAATGCGCTTATCGGTTGTGATGCCATACTTGGGCAAGGCTTTGTTCAGCTCCTCGCACCAGGCTGCAACCTCTTTGTTGGTCGGGATCATAGCCGCAAGTTGGGCTTCGGTCAGAAGGCTCATTGTCTATCTCCTCATTCACACCAGGATTGTTTTGCATCGCCCTTGTAGGGACGAGCCAGGCCGGCAGAGATCAGGCTTTGGGCTAGGCTCTGGTGGTCTAGGTAGATCTCGCCCAACACCCGGCCACCGTACTTGTCCCACTTCAAGATCTTGACATCGACCTCAAGCGCATTGGCAACCGCGTCTTTTGTAAAGGCGCTGGCTTTCTTAGCCAAAGCTGCTTCCGCGTCGCATTGAGCGCGAGGTGCCTTCTCGGGCGTGTCGATGCCGATGACCCTGATCGACAGCTTAGGCGGCAGAGGCTCTGGCAGGAAGTCCACCGCGATCTCCACGGTATCGCCGTCAATGATGCGGGTGATCTCATAAGCATGAGCAGGCGCCGCCGTCAGTAGGAGTAGGGCCAGCCATTTCATTTCTTCGGTCTCTTGATCGGCACCTTCTTAGTAACCGCGCCAAGCACAGCTTCCTGCGCCATGTCCTTGCCCATGCCGCCAAGCAGATCACCGACGTTGCCAGTGGCCGCAACCTTGATTGCGTTCTCCACCGGGTCAGGCAGGTTCACCTTGTCCAGCACAGCGTCCACGGCTTTCTCTTTCAGCTTGCGGCCAACAAGCATTCCTACGATGCGTCCGATCATTCGGTGTACTCCTGTGTCGGCGGCTCATCGTTGCCGCCTTTGTTGCGGTTGTTGCCTGCCGCCATCACGCCGCCGAGAGCGCCGACAATGAAGCTGGCGATGGGCGTCAGCAGTTCAAAGAACTTGCGGTCATTTTCGCTCGACTCGCCAAGAGGTTGGGTCACAAAGACGAGGCTGTAGAGGATGGTGAAGATGGTGCCAGCCAAGATCACCACCAAGGCGCACCCGATGAAGTAGCGCAGCTTGGCTTCCATCATTTCTGGATCGTTCTTGCTCATTCTGAGGCTCCTGTCAGATCGGTCGCACAGTTCTTTGTGCGAAGGCAAATAGGGGGTTGGCACTCCAAGGACGACCAGTTGGCCGGGTCTTGGCAGGGATAGCGATAGAACCCGTCACCAGACAGGTAGAAGATCGCGGCGATAGCGACGGCAAAGCCGCCCCAGACAAAGTACTCGGTCTTCATTGCATCGGGTTCCTTATCAGGTCATCCATTGCTTTCCACAGGTCTTCGATCTCAGCGTCGTACTTCTCTAGCTTGCCTGCGAGGCCGCTGCTGACGCTGTCTGACTTCTCGACCATAGACCGCAGATCCATCAACTCTTTCTGTTGCTCAAGGATGCTCGCCATCTGGGTCGAGATTGCCGACAGCTTCGGTGCAAGGCCGCGCACGTCGTTGTCCTGTATGGCCTGCTCCAGAGTTTGCACCCGGCTCTCAACGCCCAAGACGCCATCCACGCTCTCCTCAACTGCCCAGAAACGGTTGACGGTGTCGTAGCCCACGTAGATCGTGCCGCTCAAGCCAGACAAGACAGGGAGGGCGGCGGCAAGCCACCAGCCCTTGATGTCAAAGCCTGCAATCCGCAGGCCGTTTGTTTCAGCTTCCTCGCTCACGAGCCGTACCCGGCAGCGTACACGTCAGCCAGCGTCACAGTGTCAGCACCAAGCAGCCCTTGCAGGCCGATGCCGAAGACGTTGGTCGCGGAGATGTTCATGATGTCAGCCGTGGCAGAGTAGGCCACCGTCGCGCCGTACAGGCTGGTGCCGCTGTTGGCCGCGTATGCGTCAACTGTCCCGGTCATGGTCGTGTTGCGCGATGCCGCCAAGAAGGCGCCAGCATCGCGGGCGTAGGCCTGCACAGCGCCGAGAGCGTTGTTGTAGTTGCTCACGTCCGCAGCCGTGATGGTCATGTCGTTGTTGGTCAGCACGGCCTGCACGGCCATCTGTTCCTGCACCGTGTCGGCGTTGGCAGCCATGTTGGCCACCGCCTGTACCTCCATCAAAACCGCAGTTGCGGCAACGAGGTTATCCACAGCCGAATCGAGATTTGCCATCGCTGTTTCGTGTTTATCCTGAAACAACATTTCGGCGTTGTAGTATGTTGCGTCGATCACCCCCTGAATGTCAGAGTTGTAGTCAAGCCGCATCTGCTCAGTGACAGTCGCCGTCTGCATGATGCCGGGAGCGAGGATGCTGCCATCCGCTGCGTAGTAAGTCGCACCAGCCGTCAGGCTCTGAGCCGCTGACAGTTGGTTAAGGATTGTCTGCGCTGACCCCTCCAGCGCCGTCATCGTCGGATCGGCGTGAGCGGCGGAAACGCTCAGACAGAGTAGGGCCGCTGTTTTCTTGAGCAACGACATCGGGCAGTTCCTCTCCGATCATCAGGAAGGTGTCCCAGAAGGACCGATCTTGGGCGTATCCTACCACATAGGTATGCGGGTTGTCACGCATAGCCAGATAGCCCTCGCGGCCCACCAGCAGCTTGCCCGTCTCAATGCTGTAGATCGGGCAGGGTGTGCTGGCCAGCGCCATAGCTTTGTAGATTTGGGCGTTGTCGCACATCACAGAAATGCCGCTGACCTGTAGGCCCAGCCCTCCAGCTTCTTGCGGTGTGCCAAGCAGCCTTGCATCCTTGCGGCGGTTGCACTCGGGGTCTTGCTCCATGCTGCCCTCGGCCCTGCCAAAGATGCTGATCTGGAAAGCACTCTGTTTCGGGATCAGGCAGCTATCATTGCCGCCGCCGCCCATGACTGTCGGCGCTGCGGCTGTCGGCACGGGCGTTGAGAACGGAGACGAGCCAGCGCCGTTGTAGTTCCGCGTCTCGCTGGTCGAGACGTTGCCGCTGTCGATGGTGGAGTTGGTGTTGCCGCTGTTGGTGTTCAGATCACCGCTGACTTGGGCGCTGGCGGCTGTCGTCAGTAGACAGAGCAGAGCGCACCCATAACGTCCCGCGTATCGCCAGAGCAAAGCAGCTCGTTGGCCGCGTCGCCGTGCGCCATGTAGTACAGGGTCTCTGCGTTCTGTCTGATCTCGCACTGGCGGTCACCTTTCGGGCAGGCCGTCGTGTAGGCCACGGACGATACAGTAACAGGGCCGCAGCCAGCGACCAAGAGGACGAGTGCTAGTCTCATTTGGCGTTTCTCTCAATCAGCCTGTCGATCTTCTTTTCCATCAGGTCCAGCCGCGATAGCACCCGGTTGATATCGGAGTGCAGGTCGGCCTTGGTGGCGTAGTCCTCTCGCGTCCTGTTTAGCAGGATTTGCAGGCGCTTCACTTCCTCGGCATGGGTTCTCAGCACCCAAGCAAAGAAGGCCAAGGTGCCTGATAGGACTGCGCTCCAAAGCATCTCTGGTGTCATGCGTCTGCCTCTTGGATCACCAGATCGCCAGCGTCCACCTGACGCATGATCTCGTCGTAGTGGCGGTTGCCGGGGGTCAAAGGCACGGACCACGCGATGCCGTCGATGGTGGCGAGGATGGAGGCGTTAGCGCCCGAGAGGCTGTCCTTGGCGTACTTAGCCGAGGTGATGGTCATGGTGTTCATGTCAAAGCTCCGCGTCTGCTTGGAGGAAGCCGTTTGTGGTGTTGCGGAATATTGTGCCAGCTTGCCCGGACGTAGCACCAGAAATGTTGAAAGCCGCAGCGAAATACATAGTAGTGCTTCTGCTTGTATTGAGTGTTGGGGTAACACTACCCGACCCTGCTGAGAAAAATCCTATCCCTGCCCCAATCGAGACAGACGGTGTCGCTCTCATTTCTACAGGGTGTAGAATGCCACCAGAAGCGGTGAGGCTGCTTTCAACGTAGCATGTTATCAAGGAGGTAAATGTCCCTGTATCCGGCGTTCTATAGAAATACCGCTGGCACCGCGCCAACTCAGGCCCCAATTCGGGCTGCTTGTAGAGGTCCGTCGCCGCCGTGGTGTGAGTGCCAACCTTGATGTGGACGCCCCACAGGTCAACCCCGATGGTCTGGAGGCCGAGGCTGTTGGATCGTGCATTTCTTCCGCTTCCTGCGGATGTCCAAAAGTTCAGCTGGAAAAAATCATTGCCGTTGGTACCGAGCGTTTTGCCTGCGATGGACGGGACAGAGAACGTCAAAGCAAACGGTGCCCACGACGAGGTGAGCGTCACGGTCTGCGGGGTAATAAAAACTTCCGAAGAAGGTGAACCTCCGGTGCCAAAACTTTGCAGAGTTTCGACAGACATATTGCCCGATCCAGACGACCGACGCGCCCATCCCAGAACGGTGATGGTCTGACCTGCGTAGCTGCGGACGCCTTCAACGCGCTGTGAAATAATTGCAAGGTCGAGAGAGCCGGACTGACCGCTTACCGTTTGACGCAGAAAGTACGTCGGGTTGCTCGACCCCAAAGTATCGCCAACAGTAAAAGCCTGACGAGACATGGTAACAGTGCCGCCAGAGAGGTCGTTCACCCACCGATCAGCCCCATAAACCACTGTCGTAAAACTCGTCCCCCGCTGCCAGAAGTCGAAGGCCCCGTTGATGATGCGGTTCTCAGGGTCAAGAACACCGGGGCGCAGAGGCACAGTGTTGATCGTAGCCGTGTTGCCACCAGCAGCGTCGAGGATCGCGTTTGTGCGGAGTTGGGACATTAGTTGGCCTCCAATGCGGTGATGCGGGCTTTCATGCTGGCGATCTCAGTCAAAGCTTCTTGCAGCGCAGCGGTCAGCAGAGGCACCAGTGCAGAGTGATCCATTTGCTGGTAGATTGGGTTGCCATCATTATCTACCGCGTCCTTTTCGCCAACAACTGCGTAAGGCGCAATCTCTTGCGTTTCGTGCGCAATGAACATTGGGCGTTCAATCGTAGCGCCCTTCATTGTCCCCATGTAGGGTTTAAGGTTTAGAACAGTGTCGGAAGCCCCGAATATTGCGCCAGCGATATCCTTTGCGCGATAGTCAGACGTTGTATTGTAGGCAACTAATCCGCCAGCGCGGTTATAGGTGATTGTGCCTCGTGCGCTACCGCCAGCCTCTGTTTGCCACTGTACAAATACGTTGTTGCCACTGGTCGCACTGTTCCAAACATTAATGACTTCGTTTGCTGAAGCGCTATTTTTAAAGAGACATGCGATAAGCGCACCGCCGTCAACCTGTAGCCGTCTGTTGGCCGCAAGGACGCTTGTCGCCCCAACCAGCAGGTTCCCGTCACTGTCGATGCGCATACTCTCAGTGCCGCCCTCAGAGAAGGCAATCGTATCCGCAGCCGGGAAGAAGATACCCGTGTTGCTGTCACCCGTGGGGTAGATCGCAGGCGCACCCGCGCTGCCCGCTGGCACCTCGTTGGCGAGACCCGAGACGTTCACAGTCCCCGTCGCATCCGGCAGCGTCAGCGTCCGATCCGTGTTGCTATTGGGCGAGGCGAGGGTGAAGTTCCCCGTGCCAGAGGCGTTGCCCGAAAGTGTGATGCGGCTCATTGTGCGGCCTCCTTAAATCGCAGAGATGATGAAGGCGAGAAGTTCAGAGTAGCGAACACCCATCAGGCTTTTCTCCTCACCAGTTTCTTCGTCGGTCCAAGTGCTGTTGATGAACATGCCATAACGGCCAGCGTCCAGCCCCTCTGCGGCAAAAGCATCCTGCAAGTCCTGCGCGATGATGCCGAAGTGGATGCGAGCGTCTTCGCCTTTCAGAGCAATCGCAGACTTCAGGCGATACTTACGTAGCAAGCCCTTGCAGGCTACAGCCACGCGCCGTTCAGCCTCGTTGAGTTCTTCGATGTCCTGCTTTTCGGTGCGGTCGGAGGTGTTGATCGTGCCAACAGTAGCGAAGACGGTATCCCATCTGTTTCCGGAGTTCCCAAGATCGATAGCGCCGGATCGCGATGCCCCGTCAGTTCCCGCTGGGACGATTGCATCTCCCACCGCAGAGAACGAAAGAGTTACATCGCCACTGCCAATAAAAGGATTAATCCCGCCAGAAGTGACGCCAAGAACCCCAACCGTAGTGCCATCGTATCTGAGGCGGATAATGTCGCCAGTAGAAGTTTCACGGTTGAAAAACACAACTGCGTCAGAACCTGCTGTCGGGAGATCACGAGTTGCAAACAAAGAGCCGTTCGCAGAGGCCTCAACCCCAGCGCCGACCGAGGTTCCAGCAGTGGTTTTGCCCACAAGCAGGTTCCCGCTGCTGTCGATCCTCATACGCTCAGTTCCGCCCGTCGCCACAGCCACAGTATCAGCCGCAGGGAAGAACACCCCGGTGTTGGTATCCTCGCCCTGCACAGCCGGAGTGGAGGCCGAGCCGTTGGCACCCGCGATGCCAGTTGTTCCATTCAGAGTCAAAGGCATCTAAAGCACCACGTAGTTTGAGCCAGAGGGAATAGTCACGGTCACGCCGGAATTGATAGAAATCGGGCCGACCGACATCGCGTTCTTGTTCGTCGTCAGCGTGTAGTTCGTGGTTACAGTCTGACCGTTCTCAATGAAGATTTCGTCAGAGCCACCACCCGTCGCACCGCCGCCGACCGATCCCCAAGCAGAGCCATTGTAGCCCTCAAACTTGGTGATGTCGCTGTTGAAGCGGAAGTAACCAGCGGCAGGCGTACCATCGCGCTGAGCCTGCGTGCCGGTCGGAATGACAGCAGATCCAGTGTCAGATGTCTTGGCAACCCGGTTGGCAGCTAGGGCAGCCGATGCAGCCGCAGCCGTGGCAGAGTTGCTTGCGTTGGTTGCCGACGTAGCAGCCGCCGATGCAGACGATGAGGCATTGCTGGCCTGGGTCGTAGCGGTCGATGCCGACGAAGATGCAGCGCTGGCAGATCCAGCCGCAGCCGTGGCAGAGTTGTCCGCGTTGGTGGCCGAGGTTGCCGCCGCAGATGCAGACGATGCAGCAGCCGAGGCCGACGTAGTGGCCGCAGCCGCGTCAACAATCAACGCCCACTTGGCCACATCAGTATTGCTGCTGATCGGCTGAGATCCAGTGGAGGTGTGCGCCGTCACGCAGATGTAGATGTTGTTGTTTGACGTGTCCTTGACGATGTCGCGCTCAGCAAAGGCCGTGCTGGTGGCCCAGTTGCCGCGATAGGTGCCAAGCTCCTGGGCAACCGACAACTCGCCGGCGCTGTTGAAAGCGAAGACCTTGCTGGCACGGTCAGCAGCCGAAACCGTGAATTCGGTCGAGCCGATCGTGTTCGTGCGCGATGCCTTGATCGATCGGCCCAGCTCTTCGTCATGCTGCTGCACAATGAACGTCAGCTTATCCAAGGCGTCTTCCAGCGACTGAGCGGGGAACGGATCGTTCTCAACCAGATCCAGCTCTTGCACCAGATCCTGCTCGCGCAGAATGGTCAGCGTCTCACCAGATGCCGGCGCCGTCAGCATGGTGACGTTGCCGCCGCCTGCGTTGCCGACACCGCTGACAGTGTAGTGCGTGGTGATCGTCTTGACGGTTTCAGTGCCAGTGGCCGAGCGCACGATGACGGTCAGGTCATCCTGGTCAAAGATCTTGAACGAGTAAGCAAAGACAGTGGTCGAGCCATTGCCGTTAAACTGTACCCTACTGGTGCTGCTGCTGACGGTCATGGCTCACTCCTGATTTTCCTCTTGAGCTTTCCTGTCTTGCAGGTCTCGATATGCCTGCGCCAAGTTAGCATACTGCGGTTCGCTCAGCAATTTTTCTAAGCCGGCATCCATAAATGCGCGGTTGAGCCTTTTGACCATTAATTTCTTTTGGTCGTCAGACGCTGCAGTGTACTCGCGAGTGAAGATCAATTGCTCCAACGACTCGCGGAAGTAGGCTACGCCGCGACCATGAAGATTTAACGGCGTTTCGTTCTTGGCAATCCGCACCCAATCAGACTTGGCTCCGTTGCTAAGCTTGATGCCTCCGACGGTTTCAGGGTTGTTAAGTGGCCAGCCACTAGCATCTTCCGCCAAACGCATCAGCTCGCTTTCAACGACGTTCAGTTCCCGTCCTGGCTTGATGGTCATGCCGCTGGTCAAGTTCCAAAGCGCCAAGCCTGGACGCGCCCAAAAGCTTGTATCTTCGGCGCCGATCGCGTTGCCGAGCGTGTCGTACTGAATAGCATTCAGATCTCGCTCATCGGCAAACCTGCTATCCTGCTGCTGAAACGCACGCAAAGTAGTAAATGCCTCAAGCATCATCCTGCCAGAATCGGCCTTTGGCAGACCAATAACATCATACCTTGGGTTGCCATCTCTGTCTGTGAAGTTGGGATCGCCTGCTGCGTGAGCAGTCTCCACATCGACCATTGTGTAATACTCTACGTCGTCACGCGGCTCGACCCTTGTGGGATCAAGAGTTGTTTCAATGCTACGTTGCAAAGAACTCACAGGGCTAGGTACTCCTGCTGGAGTAGCTGCATATGCTGGGCTTTTCAAAATCCGCATAGGATCTTGATACGAGAAGGCATCATAAAGCTGAGAAATGCCCTCCAACATTGGAAGCTCTTTGTAGTACTCAGCGACAGATCCAATCATAGCCCCAGCCATAGTCTGAGCCTTTGTAATGTCATTTGCTGCTTTCCAGGCATCAGGTATCGAAGCGCCCAACCCGATTATGGAAGCGTAAACGCCAAAGCCCGAATAGTTGACATAGTCAAGAGGACCATTCGGTCGGCCATACTCATCGTAAAGCGGCAGAAAATCACCGTCTTGATCAACCGGGAAGTCTTTGCCACGGAAGACAAAGCTGTAAGGCTGCCAGCCAGGAGGCAGAGCCTGGCGTTCTTTTGCATCGAAAGGGGTTGAGCTTGTGATCCTGCCTTCAAGGGCCATGTTTGCAACCACGCCCATCGTCATCCCAGCCACGCTCCAACGGCCAAGCGCAAGCTGCTGCGCCTTCGGGCCGTTGTAGCCCAACATATCTTTGTACACTTGGATTCTGCCGGGGATTGGCAGTCGCTCCAAGACGCGCAGGATTTCGTTTGTTGGGGCCGTTGAGAAAGGCACGACAATCCTGCCCAGAAACGGAATTTGTTGAAACTGTGACGCGAGCTTTCCGAGAACGCCTGCGTCCAAGGTCATGGTGTCATAGCGTGCTTTGTAGATTAGATCTTCAGACACAGCACGCGGATCAAGAAGAACCATGCCTGCTTCATCAAGAGCCTTTTGCGGATCTTCACCAGCACGCAACCCAGCCTGATAGCGCCGGTGCGCTGAAACGTACAGTTCGCCACGCTGCGAAATTGTCTTGAAGAATTCGTCTCCAGCCAGCAATGCTCGGAAACCGATTCTAGTCATTTTGCCGAAGTTGTCGATTGCACGCGCATAGAGAGTGCCACTGTTCTCTCCCGTCCACCTGATCGCGCCAACGCTGTATTCCAGCTTGTTCATCTGATCTGTCGGGATTTCTGTTCTGAAAGCTTTGCCCGCAATTTTAAATGCGTCGCTGGCACTCTCAAGCCAACCCCTTACCCGGTACATAGCATCGGCCATGTAGACCTGATCCTCGCGCAGATTGTATGGGGTATTCTTGCCTTTCACTTTTCTGATTGCTGCGCCCCAGGCTCCGGCCAACATTTCCTCTGGCAACTGCGCGGCCATGAAGCCCATCGTTCCGATGATATTTTTCGCTTGCGTTCTCGGCGAAGATAGCAAGCCAGCCAAGTAAAGCTCAGAGACAACGTCTGAGGTTCTGGCAAGAAAACCACGCTGCGACATGTCATTGATTGCTTTAAGCTTCTCACCCTCTGGGAGTTTTCCGAAGGACAAGATGCGCTCAGCCAGAGCGTCTGTCGCGTCATCAGTGCCTGAGTCGCGCAGGAAGTTTTTCGCTTCTTCGCTCAAACGCTGGGCGTTCAGCTCACCAGACACAGGAATGCGGAAAGATTGCAGCGCACGAGCCGCTTCAGTCTGCGCACCCTTAAGCTGGAGCTGAATGCCTGCATGGATCGCAAGCTGGCGGCGGAATGCCAACCGATCGGTTGATGTAGCCGCACCCGTCTTGATCGACTCGGCCATAGTTGCCAGCTTGGTTGCGCTGCGCACCAGCAGATCTCGGGCCGCAACCATCTCTGCCGCATTCAACGAACCTTCGCCGACCTTGCGGGCAAGCAACGTGCGCGACAAGCCTATTTCATCAGCCGCAAGCTTTGCCGCGTCTTCGATCGTTGTCTTGTTGGAAATCACCCCACGGGTAACAGCAAGCTGTTGATCTTTAAGGGTTTCTGCGACAGCCGTGATGGTGGCCTTCACATCATCCGTGGTGTTCATGTAGTCGAAGTTGAAGTCACCGCCATCCTGCAGGCTCTTGATCTCCAGATCTCGCTTGGACAGAGCATCAAGAATAGGGTCGGTGATCTCTTCGGGAGCAACTGCCGTTTCGGCGCGGAAGCCTCGGGCATCAGCGGTCAGGGCTTTCTGCGCGTCGGTGCGGATAGCATTTGCGCCTTCAGCGGCCTCTGCTGCCTGCTGGTTCAGCGCGTCGGTGGCCGATTGCAGAACGTCTGGTGCCACTGGTGCCGGCGGCGCATTGACGCCTGGCGCTTGCATCCCACGCTCCTGAAACCGCCGCACGCCTTCCGGCGACAGCACCTGCGGTGCCAGAGCTTCCTGGGCTGCCCGCTCAGAAAAGTCTCCCATGTCAGCGAATAGCCGACGCTCATTCGGCGTAGGTATCCGCTGAACCACGCCTGCGCCAATGGTCGGACCAACAGCAGGCGCAAAGCGCGGATCTGCCATGCCCGCTCCAGACGGCGCAGCGGCTGGCGGCACTTCGCCAATCACGCTGCGGCCAAGCTTTTGCAGCAGCTCCTTGAATGCCCCACCCTGCGCGACCCGCGTCAGTTGCTCGGGCGCACCTGCAAACTCAGTTGGTGCGCCTGCAGCGTCCATAGCGGAGCGCTGCATCTGCTCGGTCGAAAGCTGGTTGGGGTCGATTGCCATTTTTATTTGTCCTGAGACTCAATCATTTCTGACTCTTGCGGCTCGGCCTGCATCGGGAACTTGTCCCGCTTGGCATAAAGCTGCGCGATCAATGACATGGTCTTGTCACTGGATTGGCTTGCCGGCTTTTCGGATGAGGTCATCAAGCTTGCCACGGTCAACTCCTTCGAATTCATACCAGGGGATGTTGCCACCTTCGAATGCCTTTACGCCTGGGAAGTTGGGCGGAAGGACACCAGACTTTGGCTTGAACGCTTCATCGAACATATCATCCAGTTGCGCCTTTGTGAACTGATAAGGCTGGCCAGAGCTGGTGCTGTATGTATAGCGGTTTCCACCGTCTGGAAGCTTTTCGTATTTGACCCCAGAGTATTTCGTGTGGAAGCGGCCCTCCATAACTGGGGTCGCGGCGGTTGGCGGGATGTCTCTTGGTACATTCGGTGTGCCAGCCCTGACAACCGACTCAAGCGTTGGGTGCGAAACGACCTGGCCGGATGAGAGAACCCAGCTTTCCCAGTGATAACGGCCCACATTGCCTTCTGTTTCACGGCCAGCTTTTGCGTAAACCTCGCCGACACGAGATGCCAAGGAACGCTCAAGGGCTTCGTATTGAGCAAGACCCTGTGCGCCCTCAAACTGTTTCATGATGTCGTCGTAGATCTTTTCGCCACCGCCCCACATGCGGTTGATCTGGATGCGGTCAAGGACAACTACATCGTTGCGGCCAGACACGAGCAGAGCAAAGGACAGGATCTTGTTGCCGATGCCAGTTTCGCTAGCCAGCCCGTAATAGCCGCGACGGATTTGTGCGCTGCTCATATTCGGGTCAGCAATCATATCATGCAGCCGCTCAAGTGCAGATTTGCCGGCATCGTCCTTCACTGACATCTTGCGCAAGAATGTTTCGCCAAAGGCGTTTGCGTTTGACGTTGCGGAGCGGCCAGGGCTGTCGAGCGGAATGGTCGAGCTGACCATGTCTCTCCATTCAGAAGTTGTCTGCTCCGTCCATTCTCCGGCCAAAGCCTTCTTGATGTATGGATCTGCGGATTGCGCCAGCTCAAGGAAGCCGCTTTCGTGCGGGAATGCAGAGAGCATTCGCGACATAATCGACCAAAACATCAGTTGCCCTGTCAGTTCTGGGCCAGTGTCAGGCGCAGCATACGCATCGCGGAATTGCTTTTGGACCGACAGCCCCTCATCTGCAGCTTGGATCTGATTTGGCGTTAGGTTCTTGAACCAAGATGCCCACTTGTCAGTGTCGTTGGCATGCTCAATCATCCACGTTGGTGGCGCTGGAACTTCGTTGGTGTTCCGCACCCGAGCCATCATGCCGGCGTACTCTTCGGCGCTGGACAAAGGATCTGGGAATTCGTTTGCCAGGATCGTCAGCTTTTCATCAGAAACATTTCTGTTCTGCGGCGTCATTTGCTGCGGGATAAACGATTGTGTCCCCTTGCCCTCTGGCGAGAAGTTTTCAACGACAACGCGGTATTGCGGCGCCAACCCTCCAACGCTTGGCTCTTGGGTCGGAGGGGCCAGAACAAACCGCCTGTCTCCAACCGCAGCAGCTCCCAAGCTGCGCGGCGTGCCGGCAGGCTGGAAGATCTCCATCAGCATGTCCTTGTCGCCTTGGGCAATAGCACGGCTGGTGCCGATCGCGTCGGCAAGCATGTTCTTTGCAGCAGGCGATGCCTGGCGCAACAAGTCCTTGGCAGGCTCAGTCAGGCTGTTGACGGCAGGCGCAAACTCAACAATGCCGAGCGTCGTCAGCGCCGTGCCGATCGCCGCATCGACCAGGCCAGTGGTCATCATGTTTGTGTCGCCAGACGACAGGCCGTTCTTCATCAACTCATAGCCAGAGTTGAACATGCGGGCGCCTTCATCCGTGGACATGGCACCACCAAGACCGGGCGTTGCAACGTCCAGCACGTTGGTGAACATGCCAGAAAATGCACGAAGACCGCTTGGGTCAAGGTTCTCTTCGCCAATCAGGTTCTGCAGCACAGAGCTGATAGTATTACCAACAACCCCAGTGGGTTCGCGGTTGGGGTCGAGCGTGTTGTAGATCGCGCCCTGCACGCCCTCACGCAAACTTGTTTCCCGTGGCATTACCATCTCAGCGCCAGGCTGCTGCGCATACTGCGCCATCTGGTCTGGCGTCAGCTTCATCGCATTAAGGATGTTGGGCTGCGCCATGTATTGCTCATTGCGGGATTTCTCATACTGCAAAATTTCTGCTTGAGAATACCCAGCCATGTCATAGTCGTCAAAACTTGGATCTTTGCCGCCAATATTGCTGGGATTGCTCTTAAAGTTTTTTGAAAAAGTATCGATGTCTTCTGAAGCTGGAACGGCTGCGGCAACCGCAGCATCCGTCTCTGCCATTTGCTTCGGCGTCACAAGCCGATCGCCCACGCGCATCCTGCCGCCAGACGGCAGATCAATGTAAACCGACTCCGTGTTGCGGTTGGGGTTGCTGACAACGTAACCACCACGCACGTTATTGATTGAAACGCCTGAGTATGCCTTGATTCGAGCCGCTTCATTGTAGCGGGTCATCTCAAGGTCGGTGTCATTGTTCAGCGTGTAAGCCATTACTGGTTCCCCATCATTTGCATCATGTAGATGATCTCACCCTTAACGCTATTGTAAACACTGGTTTGCGCCTGTGTCGGCTCTGGGAGGAGTGAAGAGTACCATGCCTCAAGAGATTGCAGCTCGTTGCCTGGGGGAAAGTCTGGAATATTGCCAGCAATGAACCTGTGCGATTGATCCTGAAGGTATTCCTGCAACTGATTTTGCAATTTGACTCGGAATGTGACCATGCGCTCTTCGATAAGCTGCTGCGCGAGCTGCGAAGTCTCTTCGCGTGTCATCCTGTCGCCCTCAGATATTCTGCGGTTTGTCTCTTCCCGAAGCTTAGAGCTGACATAAAACCATGCAGCTTCAGCTTCTTTCGATGCAGCATCATTAGCGCCTGCAGCCTTGTTGTACCTAAAGGCTGCAGCCACCTGATCATCGACCGCACGAAAGGCTTCGTCCGCCTCGGTTTGGATACTAGCGGTCAGTTCTTTCCAATCCTTCAACGTCAGGTCACCCTGCGATGCGTTGAGAGTGGCTTGGGTCAAGTTGCCGGTGTCCGCCTTTTGGATCAAAGACGCATAAACACTTGGGTTTGTTTCAGCAGCAAACGGGCCAAGAGTGTTGGGGTTCTTGTGCGTGTCGAGGCTCTTGCGCTGCTCTTGGCTCATGGCGTTGCGGCTATCTAATATCCTGGTAACCACATCAAGATATTGCTTGCCATTGATCTCCTTAGACGGGTCAATGTTAAAAAGCTGCAAGTCTTTTGCCGTCATCATCCCAACAAGACGAGCCGTGAGATCTGCACTGGCTTCCGCAGTGACAGAAACGCCAAACGCTGAATTGTACAGATCGCCATTTTGCTTAGTGACGCGAGCCTCAAATTCAGTGCGCATCTCGTCAAGCGCACCATCAATCTTGTTGGCATTGGTCAGCGCTTCGCCAAGCGCCTTTGCTGCAATATCTGGTCTGGCCATGCCAAGAACGGTCAGAGTGTAAGACCCATCAGGTCCAAGACCAGAGAGTTCTGCAGCTTTTTCAGCGGTCATTTCTCCAGCATTAACCAGCGCTTGATACTCAAGAGCAGCGGCAAGTGATAAGGCTTTGCTAGGATCTCCGCCAACGTAACCAAGTGTCACGTTGTCAACGATCTTATTGAGCATCTCCGTATTCACAACCGCCGCCACTTCTGGCGATATAATCCCAGCGCGGATGTCCGACTCGGTCTCAACTGTTTGAGCAGTCAAAAGCATGGAAGCCATTTCTGGGTTCGTGCGGGGATCGCTAAGAGTATTGACCAATTCATCCTGCCGAGCCTTTGCAGAAGCAGCAGCTCTGGCCTTGATGTTGGATTCAACCGCATCGCGCAACTGGAACCGCATCGTTAGTTCTTGCTGGTTGAAACGGGCATTGAATGCGTCAGTCATCGATCGGCTGGACAATCCATCCGTCAGGCGTTCACGCATTTCCTTGATCGAAACCTGCCAAGCGCCCGTGCCTTTTTCGTTCAGAACGTCTCCGAGACGCGAGCTTTCTTTCAGGCTATCGGCAAGATTGCGCATCTGCTCTTCAGCGCCGAGCAGTGCTTCATTGTACTCAATCTTGGCCTCCGCTTCGGCCCGAGCCAGAGCGTACTTGTTCACCTGGGTAAAAGCTTCCCCAAGCACTTCACCCTTGCGCAGCTCTGCCTGTACAAAGACGTTAGGGTCCATTCGCGCCCTGATGCTTGCACCAGGTGCTTCTGAGGTTGCGGCAGCTTCAGAGCGGAAAACCGGGATGCGCATGGATTACCTGCCAAACATTTTGTATTCGTAGCCGATCTGAGCAGCCTGGCCGACCGAGCCGATTAGGCTTGCCGTTCCTGCTGCGCGTAGCCCAGACGCCTGAGCCTGACCGCCCATACGGGAAAGCTCTGCATTCAGTCTGGCCGACTCTTGTTCGTCTGAGATCTGCATGTTCGTAATCTCTTTGTTGAACTCGGCCACATCCTGTTCATACTGGAATTCGCGAGCATTCTCACGCAGTATTTGCAACGGAGATCCTTGCGACATGTCGATGCCGGCAAAGCCAAAGCCAGCCCGCACTCCGCCCTGCACGTCTCGCTCAAACGCTCTCTTGCTGCGCTCAGCTTGGGTCAGGAAGTTTGCATTGAAGATCTGGCGCTGACGCTCAAGCAGGTCGATGTCGCGCTCAATGATCTTGGCATTGAACTCGCCCGCACGCTGCGCTGCCGCAGCGGCCTTGTCAGATGAGCGCTTGGCTTGCGCCCCACCAAGCAGGGAGGCTCCAAGGGCTAAGATCGGGAACAGAGCCATCACTCACCTCATTTGTCGAAGGTGTTCATGCGCGGGAAGAGCGCAAGAACAGTTAGTGGGAGCGGCTGAGTTTGCCGCGCATAGATGCGATCGTCATCGTCAAAGCCACCTTCAAA